GTGATTTTCCAACACCATAGGAATAGTATCCAGGAGGTGTTGTATTAGTTATAGATTTTTAATTTTAAGCCATGTATTTTTAACATGTGTGTTATTTATAACTTCCGGGCTCTATGTAGTTAGAGACGAATGAAAGCGTCGGAGGGGCTTTCAAAGGGTACTTTAGTACCCATGGTTTATGGATTCCAAGCAAAATCCATTGTCATGGAGACTGGCGGTGAATAGAATACATTTTATAAACTACCCCACTTATGTTACAGCCTGAAGTCATCAGTGCAATCCCAAGAGGTTCTTTTAAACAAAGCGGGGAGAGTGGGTCAAGGACGCGGTGGGTATAGTGTAAATAGCGGTTCTTTAGGCGTTAAGTCATGACAGTACAGATCACTCAGTCAAGAGTCTAAAATCCATGTGCTAGCAATAGTCGTTTATTCGACGTTGTGTATGATAGTGAGCCGTATGTGTACCGCAGGACGTAACCCAGCGTAGACCACCCCTCCAAATTTCATTATGACTACAACATTAAGAAACGCGAAGAAGGACCTCGTTGGTTTTAAAACAGTGGATAAGATCCACCAATCGTGTTCTGGCGATAAGTTTCCAGAACAAAATTCGTACGCTTCCGATCGAAGCCTAGAATCCTCGTTTAAGTTAGAGGGTTCTTTACCAACACCTGTTTATGGTGTTGAAGATCATGATTATTGTGATCACGATAGCGATTCTATGGATGAGGGTTCCGTAGATAATGAGATGTTGTCTGATGATAATGTTATTTCAGTTTTAAGTATGGGTTCATTGATATTTCGACTCAATGATAAAGACACAAAAATCTTTATTCCAAAAGGTTCTTATACACATACTGATTTACATCTCATCTTGGCTCAAGTTTGGGATCCTCGTTTCCTTGATGTTGAATGTTCGTTCAATGGTATTAATAGCAACTCTATTAGCCGTGTGTCTGTCGATAATAACACAATCGTTGTTATTGGCTTATACTTGCTCGGTGGTAAGAAATCTAATGCTGTTACATTGCAAAGAAATCGGACTATCATCATCAAGAAGAAGCCTAAAAAACGTCAATTACAACGTTTAAGTGTAGTAGCTGTAAAGAAGGTTACTGTTAGAGGTCGTAGTGGGGGTGTTAGTAATAGTAATATGAAAACACCTTCACAAATGCAGTTTTATAAGGCCATAACTCAACCTTTTGCTCCAACTACAGAAGGTTGTAAGGTTCCAGATACATTTAATTTTCCTACTGTAACTGCTCATTGTCATTATGAGTTTCAGTTGAGCACTAATGCTGGTAATAGTGTAGCTCATGCCTTAGTTTTTCCAGGTCCAATGGCAGCTGTTTTGTGCAGTTTTGGTTCTATCACTAGTAGCTTAACTGCTTTTGGTGGTCAAGCTAATTTGTTTTATTTTGCTTCTCGTAGTACCATTAATGGTTTGTTTGATATGTATCGTACCGTTGCCGTTGGTGTAAAAATTAGTAATTTGCAACCTGAATTAACTGCCACTGGCCGCGTTATTGTGACCCCATTAATAATTGGACGTGAGTGTCCAGGGTTTGATATGTTGAATTCAGCTACACCAGGTATTAGTTATTATTCAGATGTTACTGTGGGGTTAACTGCCGCTCAAACTATTTCAGGTGCTTTAATTAATAAACCATCTTCTGTGGTTATTCCCGTGTCTGCGTTATTGCGTGAGTCTATTCAATTTTCTAGTGTCCCTGTGAATCACGAGTTTTATTGTTTTAAAAATCCTGGTAGTTTACCATTTAATGGTTCTTCACAACAAATTATTCAAGATGGTGAAAATTATTTTAACACTATCACAGGATTGGTGACTAACGTTACTCAAGAATTCTCTAAGAATATGGATATGAGTGGTGGTGTCGCATTGAATATTCTCATGGAAGGTGCTCCTGTTTCCACAACTGTGTTGCAAGTGGAAGTTATAGTACATTTAGAGGGTACACCTGTAGTTGGTATATCTACTAACACTGTTACTATGTCTGGTGCTGAAGCTTATGCTGGTTCTACTGCAATGGTTGAGCAAGCTTTACAACAGGCAGCAGGTAGTAGTGCATTTAGAGTTATGGCAAATGGATTCCAATTTTTAAATAATGGGGGTGGGGGCAAAATCATGGCTGGTATGAAAGCTATTGGTTATTGACAAGTTTTAAAGTATAAATACGCAGATCTCTTGAATGTAGCAGGCGTATTTTACATAAGCAAATTAATTAAAAAATTTTTTGTTTATACATTAGTTCAGTTATGTGTAACTGATGAGGATGAGGAAGTAGAAGAAGATTTGATGGAGTGCCCTATTTGTTTAGAGATGAAGCCAGAGTACAGTTTCTTTGCTTGGCACTCTTGTACTCCTGGGATCCCAGGTATAGAAGCTTGTGAAGATTGTTTATCGCAATGTGTTAGGTGTCCTTTTTGTAATACCAATGATCATATTGTTGGAAATTCCTTAAATGGTAATAATGGTAGTGCCACTAACACAGATGATCATGATAATGATTGGAAAACAGTTGTCAGTCGAAAGGGTTCCAAGAAGAATGATGGTAAGTCTGGTCTTAAAGGTGTGGATTACCAGAATAAGGTTCGTATGTTGAAGGAAGCTTCTAATAAGAAGGACTATGCCCAGGGAGGTAATACGAAAGTTGGAGTGGATCATGGTCCTAAGTTGTTAACTCAACAGGAATTGGCAGAAAATATCAATAGAAGGAGGATCAATGGAAAAGCTGTTGTTGTTAAAACTTTTAATGATGTTGTGGCTTTGATTGAGGTGTTGACAACCAATAGTAAGGGTGAGCGTACTAATGAGTATGATGTTAACAATAGATATAGTGAATTCGCCATTCCTGATGTAATTGTTGATCCTGAAGAAGTAGCTGCTAATTTGGAGTTTGATTTATCTGTAAAAGAGTTGGCTATATCTGATATGCTAGATAAAGCTAAAATCAATCGTACTAAAACACTACTAAAAAAATGGGATTCCATGGTTTTGGGAGTTCAGGTTGAAGGTTCTGACAAATCAGATATGTTAGGTGTCTTTTGTGTTAAATCTAAATATAACACTAATGAAACATCCTGCCCATATGGTATAGCGCATATTGAAGATCATCCTATTTTTGGTTTAGTTGCTAGATGTGATACTACTAGTACATTGTACCCTGTGGTCAAAGAAGATTCTATAATTGACTGTGTAACTCAATCTCACGCTGGTTATTTTGTTAAATATAATTCTCATTTAACTAATGACTTTAAGGGTTGTAATTTGGCTGCTCGAGGAATTTTGAATATGCATGAACATGGTGATTGTAAATTGGGCGGGTTTTATTTTAAGAAGGCTCAGTGTTTGTATTATACTGATGTTTATTCACATTTAAAAAAAACTTTTCCAGCTGCTACTGGTACCGAACATAATTTGAATGGTATGTTAGCTTCTATACAACGTAAATTCTTAGGTTATGATTGTACATTGATAATTAATACTGTTAATGTTGTACACTTTGAACGCCAGTTTTTAAGTGCTCAAGCAAAAGGTTCTGAAGATGTTTTTAATAACATCGAAAGTTTAAGTAGTGATCCAGAAGTTGATGCTATGAAGAGTTTAACTAGTTTATCATCATATGAAAGTTCTCGTTCCATATCTATTCCAAGTATCCAGTGTGTTTTACCTAAAGATTGGGTTATGCGTGATGATTTAAGCAAGTTTACCATTGAAGGTAGAGATATGATTGGTCAAGATGGTGAATTTGCTTTCACAACAATGGACGATCCAGATCATTTGTTTAAGGACAAGTACTCTCAGAGGCGGTATTTTAGGGTTGGTGGAGTTAAAGACTTTGTTGTTTATGGAAACACACCCCAAAATATGTTAAAAGCTCTTAAACGCTTAATTGGTACACGTACAGATGAAAATGAGTGTCATGAGAGTCAATTAAAATTGTTAGGGTGGGTTTGGTGGCGTTTGCAGAGTCCTTATTATAGAACTAAAACTATTCATAGTACTTTTAAAAAAATGTTAAAAAGTATGAATTTATGTGTAGCTTTGGTTAGAACTCGTGATGTCTGGATGATTACTATTCAAACGGAGTCTCTTTTAATAGAGATGGAAGGTGTCCAAGAATGGACTTCTCCATGTGCTAAAGATAATTTTTTAGTAGCTCAAGCATTAAAATTCATGGAATCAGGTAATAGAGATACTATTGATAAGATGTTTGATAGTGTGAATAATATTACTCATTGGGCTTATCATAGTGTCTGGGAACAGTATCTCACAACTATGTCTCCCTGGTTTAGTCGAAGTGCTTGTGCAGCTATACCTCATATTAAAAGGGAATTAAGATCTCGTTATGTTCAACATGTTAAAGTTCATGATGAGGAGGACATTTTAGTTGTTAGGCCTAATGGTAAGGTTAAGCAAGAGAAGGCAAAAGGTGGTAATAAAGTTCCGCGTATTTATGTAGATTATGGGGCAGCTTGCATGTATGCTAATGAGTTGCCTGAATTTATGAAGGTTTGTATTAGTGGTGAACATATTATTACTGTTCCCATGACTAATGGTTTTAAGCTTATTAATCGTATAAATATAGTATCTAAACCTCGTAAAGATTCTATTGGTAATGCTTTTGATGAGTTGATTAATGTGCAGGAGCGACATAATGAGTTATATACAGTTATTTATAGTGATGACATGTGTATGGCTGGTAATATTATGGGACAACCTTTTTGTTATAATGTAGACATTAGTTCTTGTGATATGGGTAATAGGCAATTAACCTTTTGTATGGTTGGTGGTTTGCTTGGGAATTTTAGTCAAGAACGTGTTTGTGGATCTATTGAGCAATGTATGAAGCCTATAGAGTTATTTAACCCTTTTAATGTAGATGAAAAAATTATTGTACAAAGTGAAGGACCTGCTGAAGGTAGTGGACATCCATGGACGACAGTTCTTAATCATTCTGCTTCTTTTAATAATGCTTGTTCAGCTACGTTTGATTTAGCTAAACTTTTTGTGTTAGATGTTAAATCTCCCTTGAGTGCCAATGAAGTTATTAAGACTATAGTTAGTAATTCTAGTAAGTATACAGGGCATATCACTACTGTACAGGATTGTTTTGTGGATGGCATGTTAGTACCGGAGTTAATTCAGTTTTTGAAACACTCACCTATTAAAACTGTAGAAGGAGATTTTGTTCCGGTTATTAATTTAGCTTGTATTTTACGTAGTTTTGGTATAGTAGATGGTTCCATAACTCCAGAAAAAATTGGTGTTACCCCAGAAATGTTTAAGTTAATGTCTGAGAGTGAGCGTATGGATAGATTTTTTTCTAGTGTTGTTTCCGGTTTGGTTCATGTTCCACATTGTAACATGTTGAAAGCTCTAAGAGAGCGTTTTGGAGTTAATTCTACCACTATAGTGAGGGCACCTGGTGTGCTGAATTATTTGTTAGATTCTAAAGCTGAGTTGAAAAGGGAATTTGGTGAATGGACTGGGGAATATGTTGATTATTCAGTTCGTGTTCTAGATGAGAATAGTCTAGCCACCAGATATGGTTTGACCAGTGAGGAGTTGCAATCCATAGGAGACATGATCTCTAAGATCCAATTGGGATCGCATTTTTACAATACTGCAGTTGATAAGCTTTTTGAAGCTGACTATGGTTTGTAAATTAGCACTTTTAATGTGCTTTTTAAATGGTAAAACCTTTTTGAATCCACAATTATACTCCTTTTAAGGTTGGCTAGTATAGTATTATTGTGGTAAGTGACC